GGGAAAAATACTGAGGTAATACTCGAAAGCACGGCGAACGGGGCTGGCGGTTGGTTCTACGATCAGGTCATGAAATCGCTACGCGGAGAGTCCGAGTGGATTACCTGTTTCATTCCTTGGTATTGGATGCCGGAGTACAGAAAAAAAGTTTCGCCGTATTTTGTAGCCACCCCCGAAGAGTATGAGCTTGCCCAGAAATATAATTTAGATGACGAGCAGCTCTCGTTCAGACGCGCCAAGCTTGACGAGCTAGGCGGCACCGATCTCTTTAGACAGGAGTACCCCAGTACCCCGCTAGAAGCATTTTTGACCTCCGGTCGGTGTTTCGTTGAAGAGTCCGCGATATCTCAATGTGAAAATAATTGCTACACCGCAGACTTCAAAGGCGACATTATAGACGGCACCTTGATCCCGCGAGAACACGGCAACTACCAAGAGTGGTATGCGCCACTTAGGGAGGAGAATTACGTCATCGGTGTTGATGTTGCGGAAGGTCTTGCCTACGGCGATTATAGTTGCGCTCAGGTATTAGATTCCAAGGGCAATCAGGTTGCTTGTTGGCACGGACACTTAGATCCTTTTGATTATGGCGCGTTAGTTGCGATGTTAGGCAAGCGATATAACAACGCATATATAGTGGTAGAGAGAAACAACCACGGTCTAGGTACGCTCAGGAAGATACAAGACCTCGGGTATTCAAACCTATTTGTTGAAAGCTCGGTTGACGGAGCCTACGGAGATCGCTTAACTAAGCGCGGTGGTTTTTTGACCACCAGTAAGACCAAGCCTCTTATCGTTGACAACCTCGCGACGTTGTTGCGGCAAGGTGAAAGTGGTGTAGCCGACATTGAGCTGTTAAGTGAGTTGCGAACTTACATCATTGATGATAAAGGAAGTTACAATTCACAGAATGGATGTTATGATGACAGGGTAATGGCTTATGCTATTGCGCTGCATGGACTTGCCTCTATGCCGAGACCTCGGCACCGGATCATAAAACAACGATTTAAATCGCTAGATCCTGTGACGGGTTATTAATCTATGCATGACGCCGAGTTCGATGAGTTCGATGAAGGCGAGGTAGCTGAGAAAGAAGAGGCAGATGGTACGCAAGCGCAAAGCATGCAGAGTCTGGGTTCTCGCCTCGCCGGTACATTCCAAGAATATAAAGACGCTCGCAAAGAAACAGAGAACGAGTGGCTAAAAGACTTGCGCCAATATCAGGGTATCTATGAGCCTGATGTACTTGCACGACTGAATGCTGCATCTGGATCGCGATCAAAAGTATTCGTCGGGCTAACAAGAACAAAAGTAATGGCTGCTTACAGCCGAATCATTGACCTGCTGTTTCAGCACGGCGATATTTTCTTCTCAGTAAATCCAACCCCTATTCCACAGATCGATCCCCTCAAGGCGATGCAAATGCGCCAGATGGCTATGGAGCAGATCATGCAAGCTAGCGGTCAAGACCCGATGATGAATCAGGACTTGGTCGCCGCCCGAATGGAAGAGTTAGAGGGCGAGTTTCTAAAATTAGAACAAGAAGTCTCGAAAAAAGCCGCTGAGTCCATGACCATTGATATCGAAGATCAACTGGTTGAGACCAATGCCGAAATGAAGCTAAAGGAAAGCATGCTTGAATCGTGCATCTTTGGCTCGGGCGCAGTTAAGTCGGGCACTGTTCGTATAGATAAGAAGCAATCTTACTCAAAGATGCTAGATCCTGAAACGGGCAATCAAGCTTATTCCTTAAGCGTTGTTGAGACTGTCGCTCCCGAAGTTGAGAGTGTAAGTATCTTCGACCTATATCCAGATCCATACTGCACCACGCTAGAAGACTGCGACGGTTTGTTCCGGCGCCATGTTCTAACCCGTAGGCAGATGAGAGACTTAGCCGATCTTCCGCAGTTTGACGGTGAGATGGTCAAGTATCTCCTTAAGATTCACCGCAGTGGCAATCACACTGAAGAGGATCACGAGACTACCCGCCGCAGAATCGCAGGTATTAACGAGAACTCTGAATCCAACCGCTTCGTTGTTATGGAGTACTGGGGAACAGTAGACGGTTACGAGCTTGAAGAACACGGCATTGAGCTTGAGGAAGGCTCTGACTTGTCAGACGACTACTCAGCCTGCGTTTGGATATGCGACGGTAAAGTATTAAAGGTCATGCTGAATCCTATTGCTGGATACAAGATGCCTTATCACATCTTCCCTTATGAGCGCTCCCCGCACCAATTTTGGGGTACTGGCGTTCCTCGCATGATGCGTGACAGTCAGGGAACCATGAACACCGCAACACGGATTTGGCTAGACAACATGGCGTTGTCTTCTGGTCCCATGGTTGAGGTAAACACCGACTTGCTAGCAGCAGGAGAAGACCCGACCGACATCCACCCTTGGAGAGTATTTCTCCGAGAAGGTGGAGACGGATCTATGCCCGCCGTCAGATGGTATCAGCCAGTAGCGAACGCTAACGGACTGAATCAGATTGTAGAAATATTCCGTCGATTCGCTGACGAGACTACATCACTACCCTCCTACACTCACGGCGAGCAGACACAGGGTTTAAACAAGACAGCGACCGGCATGTCCATGCTGATGGGTGCGGCAAACATTGCTCTCAAAAGCACGATTAAAAACATTGACGACTTTTTGATTGAGCCAATGATTGAGAGCTTGTTTCACTTCAATATGGAGTTCGGAACTAACGAAAAGTCAAAGGGTGACCTGCGAATCGTTGCGCGAGGCAGCACGTCTCTTGTTCAGAAAGAGATCCAAAGCCAAAGATTGCTTCAATTTCTATCCATTATTGGTGAAGACCAGAGCGGCGTTATTAAGCGGACGCAACTGCTTAGAGATATCGCTTCAAGCATGGACATTGAACCCGACGAAATTATAAAGACTGAGGAGCAAGTGGCTCTTGAACAGCAGCAATTACAGCAGCAACAATTACTCCAAGCTGAAATGCAACAGGGAGCAGGCGCAGGCGGTCCTCCGCCTCAAGGCAATGCCGGAATGGCACCTCCTTTCTGACTTAATTAAAGCCAGATTCGACAGCGCTCAGGCGTTGTTAGAAAAAGCAGATGAGACAAATTTTAGGTTTGAGCAAGGCAGGCTATTAGAGCTTCGTTTCATGCTTGACCTTGAAGACGCGGCAAAAGCCGTTCTAGACAAAGCGCGGACCCCTAAGAGGACATCCGCAATAGACTAACGAATATCCCAATGTGGGACTCGAAGGAAATTAATAATGTCAAAGAGAAATGACCCAGCGCGACTAGAAGCTGAAGCTAAAGAATTGTACGAGCAGATGACTAAAGGTAGGACTGAGAACCCAGAGGCGGATCAACCTCTAGAGGACACCTCAGAACAACCCGACGAGCTGCAAGTAGAAGCCCCCGATCCCACGGACAAGGCTGAGATGTTAGCGGATGAGGACGCAGAAGAAGAGTCGGTACGCAGCGATGACTCGGAACTGAAGACTGCTTTGCAAAAAGCAGAGAAAGCAATGAAAGGCGCTCAGGCGAGAATGACCAAGGCAACTCAAGAAACTGCTGACTTGAAGCGGCAAAATGCCGACCTGATCAGAAGTATCACTGAGTTGAAAGGTCAGCTTGTGGACTCTTCTAAAGATGACAGTAAGCTGGCGCAGATAAGGGAAGATTACCCTGATCTAGCTGGACCACTGTTAGACGAATTAAAGAGAACACAGGATGAAGTTGGCGCAGCCAAAGAGGCTTTAGCCGAGCAAGAACAGAGTAAATATCAACAGATTCAAGAGCAGGCGCAAGCCGAGCATTTTGAGCGGATTCGAGCAGTACATCCTGACGTCGATCAACTTATTGATACGGCAGACTGGTTGAACTGGTTAGAGGAAGCAGATTCTCAGACGAAGACTTGGATACAAGAAGGGTCGTCTAATGATGTGAACACTGTACTTACTAGGTTTAAAGTTGATATGGGGCAGCCAGCTCCGACGCTGCAAGAGCAGACTTTACAGCGAGCAAAATCGGTTGCAGAACCGAAGATGCCAAAGGCTAGAAAGTCAAATTTAAAAGGCGATAAAAAATTCTGGACCGTCGATGAGATTATGAGGATGCCAAACAAAACTTTTGAAAAGCATCAATCAGAAATACTTAAAGCGATGGAAAGTGGATCGATACGCCGCTAATCTCTTGTGAGGTAATACAATGTCTTTTTCACAATTTTCAACGGGTGCTACATCTGAAGTTAACTTTATCCCAGAGGTGTTTTCAAAACTCCTTCAGGCTAAATTCTACAGCAAATCAATATTGCCTGAAATCAGCAACACTGACTACGAGGGTGAAATCTCCGGTCAAGGCGACAAAGTTATTATACGCACAGTTCCGGCTGTAACTATTAATGACTACGCTGGCACTATCACTACTCAAGAGCTTGCTACTGCTAAAGTAGAAATGCTTATTGATAAAGCTAAGTACTACAGCTTTAAGGTAGATGACGTACTGGCGGCACAGGCTGACATTAACATGCTTGAAGGCGCGTCTACTGATGCTTCTGAAGGTATGCGTATTGCTGTTGAAACCGAAGTTCTTGCTGGTGCCGTAACTGGCGCTACTACTATCGGCGCACAGACTGATGTAACCACCTCCAACATCCTTGAAAATATCTTGGTCATGTCTAAGCAATTAGATGAGTTGAATATCCCTGAAGAAGGTCGATTTATCGTCCTATCTCCAGAGTACATCTCCATGCTCAAGCAGTCAGAGTTGCGTCAAGCTTACCTGACTGGCGATGCCACTTCACCTCTCCGCAACGGAATGGTGGGCATGGTTGACCGCTTCAAGGTTTTCCAAAGCAACATGGTTTACAAGCCAGCAGCTGGTGGCGACGCGGGTTTCACTCACGTTCTTGCCGGTCACCCAAAAGCGTTGTCCTTCGCGTCACAGTTCACTAACACTGAAACTGTCCGCATGGAAAGCACTTTCGGCGATCAAGTACGCGGTCTGAAAGTTTACGGCTCTAAGGTCGTTACTCCAGATGCACTTGTAGTTGGTAAGTGGAACTAAGTTAGAAAACTAAATAGAGGGCAGTACTTGTTATTCAAAGTATTGTTCCTCTATTTTTTATCGAGACACTCATGCCTAAAAAAACTAACACGAAGAAAGACGATGTATTCATTCAAGCCAAAGAAGACTTTGGTGTAAGGCTGGATAGACGGCTAACGCTTGCTCAGCTCGAAGAGCAGATGCAGCAGCTAGCTAAGAACAAAGCAAACCCTCAGCCAGCGCAGAAAGAACTTGTCCCAAAACGGGTTAAAAACGTGATTACCGGCAATGAGTTCGAGTACAACCCGATATTTAAAAACAACCCCGATTTACAAATAATCGAGTGGGAGACTGACAATGGCGACAACTAAAGTAAGGGACATATTAGACAGGGCTGGAATTATCCTTCAGGATAATACGAACGTCCGGTTTCCAAACGACGAGCTTTTAAAGTTTTTTAACGATGCACAAAAAGAAGTTGTACTGCATAGACCTGACGCAAAGATGGTTAACACCTCGTTTGATTGCGTAAGCGGCAGTAAGCAGACTCTTCCAAGTGCTGCGTTACGATTG